CTAAAAGAAGTAGGTGGTATAGATAAACTATATCTAGTCATATAGGTAGAACAGGTAAGCATAGATGGTTATGTAACATCTTGAAGAAATTTGAGAGTAGTCATTGTTTTAAGAGCAGAGGAGAGTAAAAGTATAGACAATACAATGGACTGCATGTCAAACTATAGTAGTATGGGCATTCTGGGTAGATTTAAAGGATAGGTAATGAATGAAAAAGAAAAGAGTCGTCAAAGGCTCTTATGGTTTAGCTTTTGGTTTATAGTTGCTGTTACACTAATGGCATTTGGGAGTGTTTGGTTAGGTAAAAGTATAGATGGCATCAATGGAATTGTTGGTACTACAATTGGTGCATTAAGCTTACTTGGAATAGGTAACTTAGCAACTAAGCCTGGTGGTAAGTAATGTTAGCTAGGTTGAACGACTACAAGAGTATAGCAATGTTAGCTATAATTGCAGCATTACTGATAGGTCTGTATGTGTATATACATGGGTTAAAAGTACAGATAGCAGATCTAAAGGGCAGCCTAAAAGATAGCTATGTAGAGCTTGCTAATAGCACATTAGAGGTTAGCAGGTTAGAGAAGGCTTTAGATAAACAGTCAGCAGAAATAGATAAGCTAAAAGTGAATGAACAAAAGGCGTATAAAAAATTAGCTGAGTGGAAAGCAAAACCTGCAAAAATACGTTATAATGTCATATACAAAATACGTAAGGTAAAAAGTAATGATTGCACTCAAATTAAAGATACTATCAATAGCATTCGCCGTATTAAGTATAGCGATCTTTAGTGGGTGTACTGCTAAGCCTGAAATTAGGTATGTAGATAAGCCTTACGAGGTTAAAGTTCCTGTGAAGTGTGTAGTTCCTGATGCGAACTGTACATTTGACAGAAAGACAGACACAGAGGTCATCAGTGCCTTACTTGAGTGTATAATAGAGTTAAAAAGAAATAGTGAGGTATGCCGTGATGACAGATGACGCAATGAAAGAGTTAGTTACTAAGCATGATAAGGTGATTGAAGAGTTAGTCACCAGTAATGCTCAGATAGTAACAAGTGTGGAACATTTAGTAGAGACCCAGAAAGAAGCTAATGAACGGCAGATGGCTACTAATAATAGACTAGAAGAGATAAGTAAATACTTAGCTAAGCAGGCAGTGTTCAATACCAAACTAGATATGATGGATAAAGAAATCAGAGAAAGCTTTCAACGTAGAGATGAGATGCGTGTAGAAAAAGATAAGCGTATTCATGCTAGGATAGGTGAGATAGAAAGTTTACAGAAGAGTGAAAGTGGTTGTAGTAGTGTTAGATTGCTGACTAAGGATGTAGAGGCTTTAAGCAGTGTGGTTAGTGCTATGGTTATTACATCTAAGGAGGGCATTACTAGAATAGAGAAATTAGAGTCTAGTAGAGCTGCTGATATAGCACCAGTCACAATAAAATGGGTAGTAGGTATAATAGTAGCGTATAGTGTAATGTTTGGTACATATGTAGTGCAGTCAATTAATGGATTAAACACTACCAATACTAAGATAGCGTCTATGCTGGCTAGAGATATAAAAGATACTGACAAGCTTATGCGACTTGTATACGAAGGAAAGTTAAATGGTAAGTAAATATTTCAGTGTTCACGAATTAGTTCCAAAAAGTATGTATGAAAAATACGGAGAAAAGGCTTGGAGATATGTAGATCCTAGACTGATTGAAGTCATAGATACGTTGAAAGAAGTGTTTAATGAAGGTACTATGACCATAAATAATTACTACTGGGGTGGTGATAGAAAGTGGAGTGGTATAAGAACTCCGGATAGTAAATACTACAGTGTGGGTAGTCAACACAGCTATGGTAATGCGGTAGATATAGTGTGGAGTGCTTACAGTACTAAAGAGGTACGTGACTATGTACTAAACAACCTAGGCGAGTTTCCAGAGGTTAAAGGTATAGAGATAGCTAGTTGGTTGCACATTGACGTCAGAAACAGTGATAGAGTAGTTATTTTTGATGCTGACAATAAAGTGTACTCGTTAGTAGATGCACTACAACAAGCATAGCCTGAAGCTAAATTATGGTATAATGATGTCAATAAACAAATATGAGGACCTAGCTAATGTTAGATAAAGAAACACAATCAGCTCCATCTAAACCTAAGATAAATAAAGCTAAGATACTTAGAGCCGTAAAGAATGATTTCAAGAATGCTGATACTATGCGTAAAGACATCGATGCAGATATCAGAGCTAGGAGATCAACACTCAATGGTGAGCCGTACGGTAATGAAGAGAAAGGTAAAAGTAGGATAGTACCTAAAGTAGCTAAAAGACAGCAAGCTTGGAATATACCTTCACTTAAAGAACCATTCGTAAGTACACCAAACTTAGTGAGGTTTAGCCCAATTACAGCAGATGATGTAGAGGCAGCTAGACAGAATGAGCTACTATTGAATACACAATTCTGTAGACAGTTTGATAGGTATAACTTCATAACTAAAGCCCTCAAAGTACTAGAGACAGATGCTACTGTATTTGTGCAGACTGGTTGGGAGTACGAAGAAGAAGAGGCAGAGCAAGAGGTAGAAGTTATAGCTGTAGATGAAGTTACAGGTATGCAGTATATTACTACAGAGATGCAGAAAGTAGTCGTACCAGTAGTTAACAAACCTACAGCTAGAGTGTGTAGAAGTGAAGACATATTCCCAGACCCTACATGTGAGGACGACCTAGATAAAGCACAGTTCGTAGTATATAGATATGAATCAGATTTAAGTACATTACGTAAAGATGGTAGATATAAGAACTTAGATAAAGTACAACAGAATATGATGAGTGCAGAAGAATTAGATCCAGACTTTATTAATCCTGATAATACATGGTTCAAGTTTGAGGATAACCCACGTAAGAAACTACTTGTACATGAGTACTGGGGTAACTATGACATCAATGAAGATGGAATAGCTGAACCGATAGTGTGTGTATGGGTAGACGATATAATCATTAGACTAGAAGATAATCCGTATCCAGATAAAAAGATACCGTTCCTAAGTTGTCCTGCTGATAGTGTGCCATTTAAGCTGTATGGTGAGAATGATATAGATAATATAGACGACCAACAAAAAATAATTACAGCAGTTACTCGTGGTATTATAAATAATATGGCAGCTAGTAATAATGGACAAACTGGTATCCGTAAAGGTGCATTAGACCCTGTACAAAAGAAACGTATGCTAGATGGTAAGAACTTCGAGTTTAACGGCACTCCAAATGATATATGGCAAGGTAGCTATAATTCTATCCCTGCTAGTGCATTCCAGATGTTGCAGATGATGAATGGTGAAGTAGATAGCTTGACCGGTGTTAAAGGTTTCAGTGGAGGTATAAATGGTGGCAGCTTAGGTTCAAGTGCTACTGCAGCTAGAGGGGTAATGGATGCTACCGCAGTAAGAAGACTAGATAAAGTTAGAAACATAGCTGAGAACTTAGTTAAGCCGTTAGTTAGAAAATGGATGAGTTACAATAGTGAGTTCCTTAGCGATGAAGAGATAATCAGAACTACAGAGAATGAACATGTAGCTATACGCAAAAGTGACTTAGAAGGTAGACTAGATGTAGATATCGAGATTAGTACACCTGAAGATGATACAGCTAAACGTAATGAGTTAGGTTTCCTACTACAGACAATGGGCCCTAATCTACCGTTTGAAATGACTCAGATGATACTAAGTGAGATAGCTAGGTTAAATAGAATGCCTAAACTAGAGAAAGACATCAAAGCGTATAAACCTCAACCTAACCCACAAGAAGAAGAGTTGAAGAAACTGCAAGCTCAGAAACTGCAGATGGACATGGCTAAGACTAAAGCTGAGATACAGAAAATATTCACTGAGAGCATAGAGAATAAAGAGGGCGACTTAGCTAAGAAACAGGCACAAGCAGAGTTGCTTAGAGCACAGGCTGACTTACTAGGCAGCAAGAAAGATATGGAAGACTTAAACTTCATTAAGACTGATAATAAAGAAAATGAACAGTTTCAGTTAGAGAAGTTAAAGATGGAACAACAACATAAGGCTGAGATGGAAGCACTGAAAGCTAAGATGAACTTGATACAGATGCAGTACCAAGTCTCTAACAACGACCATAACATTGGTGTAACTAACTAAAGGAATAATAATGGCATTTGATATGAGACCAACAACAGAAATAAGCAGGTTAGCTGAGATAGGTAAAGCTGCAGAAGACAGGTATAAAGCCCAAAAAGCTGTAGCTATGAATGCACCACACATCGAGAAAGAGGCGATTAGAAAGTATGCCCCAGTGATTCAAGAGCAGACAGCTAAAGGCATATTCGACCAGCTAGGCAGTGGATTAGCTTCATATGCAAGTAATGACGGTATAACTGTAGCTCCTGGAGATAATGTGACTAATGAGGAAATGCAGAGAGCTAGGGGACTCTACGGGTACACACCAAGTATGCAAGATATTGTAAATATGCGTAAAGAACAGTATAAGTTAGATTCCCTGCCTGCTGTTAATGATGGTAGTATAGGTGCTGCTCCAGATGGTGGACTGTCAACAATTAAACTACATGGTGCTATGTTAGGTGCTAGAGGTTAAATTAAAAATAAAAGGATAAAAGATGATGGGACAAGGACAAGGTTTAAGCGCAATGGGTGCTGAACAACAAGAGATGCCAGCAATGGAACAAGGTGAGACAGGTGCTCAAGAGCAGCAAGAACCTCAAGGGGTAACTGTAGAAGATGTGATTAAGGCGTTAATGCAAGGCACTACTCCTGAGCAACTTATGCAGGCCGGTATTCCAGTAGAGTTGATTAAGCAAGCTATTCAAGTGCTACAACAACAAGGTCAGGCTCAAGCAGCTCAAGAACAACCACAAGGGTTAAGTCAAGCAGGAATGCAGTAACTTAAAGTTCCCTTAAGCTGATAGTCTGTATAATAGCAGTAACGAAATACTATTCGTAATTAACCTATAAAGGAATTACATCAATGGACGTAATTAATCAAGAACAAACAGCAAGTAAACCACTGACGTATTGGGCGGAACAAGCAGAAGCATTAGCTAGATTAGAGAAGAATGCAGACTTTCAGAAAGTAATTGAAGAAGGTTACTTTAAAGATAAAGCAGTTAGCGGTGTGAGTATACTGTCCCATGACCAGGTGAAAGCTAGTGGTAGTAGAACAGATGTGATGGAGAGCTTGATTGCAATTAGTACATTGCAGGATCACTTCCAGACTATCTATGCTATGGGTCAAGCCATTAAGGCAGAAGCTGAAGAAGATGAAGACTACGAAGATGTAGAAGTTGAGGTGTAACCTATGGCTTATACAGAAGAAGAACTATATGATATGTCAGATAGTGAACTAGCAGCTGCGATGGCTGAAGAGCGTGCAGAGGCTGAGTCACCTGAAACTGAGTATGAAGAAGAGCAAGAGCCTGAACCAGAAGTGGTTGAGGAGACTGAAGAGGAGGAAGTGGAACAACCCGAAGAGGAATCCGCAGACCCTGAAGAAGGTCATGACAGTGAAACGCCTGAAGAAGAGGAAGAACCTGCTACTGAAGAAGTAGAAGATAATTCGGATACTGAAGAAGACGAAGTAACAAAACCTGAAGTAACAGAGCAAGAGACAGCAATTGAGAAGCTGAGAGCTAAGGCTAATGGACAAGAGTTCGAGTTTACCCCTGATGAGGCACTCAAACAATTTCCAAAAGTGTTATGATTGATGCTCTTAAAGGTAACAAGGAAGCAATTACTTCACTAGTTAAGCGAGCAGACGTCGACGTACTCGACTTAGACTTGGAGAAGGAAAGTGACTACGTACCTACCAGTTATGGACGTGCAGAGAGTGAACTCAGAGTACAGGAAGTGATTGATGAAATTGCTGCTGACAAAGAGTTCCCTATTACTCAACATGTGGTAGCTGAACAGTGGGATGATCAAAGTCGTGATGTATTCGCTCAGAACCCTGAGTTGATTAAGGAATTACATGTAGATGTAATGAATGGTACATTCGATAAGGTTAGTCCTATGGCTATGAAAATGAAAGTACTTGATGGTGGACGTAAGTCTGATGTAGAGTATTACATTGAGGCCGGTAAGCAATACCACATGAATGCCCGTGCTGCGGAACTACAAAAACAAGAAGCGCTACAAGAGCAACAAAAAGTTGAGCAAGTTCAAGCTAAGCAAGAACAAAGAACTCAAGTTAAAGAAGCTGCTCCTAAGCGTAAGGCTGCAACAATCCCTCGTAAGAGAGTGAGCACACCAAAAGTTACTGACTACTTAGAGGACACTGATGAAGCGTTTGATGAGTGGTATAACAAACTACAGGAGAGCATGTAACAGTGCTGCTCCTTACTATATAAAAGGAATATAACATGGGCGTTCAAGTTTATGGAAATGGAACAAATAGTTCTCAAGGTGCGAATACAATTACGCATTATTATGACAAAGCTGGTATTAAAGCAGCAAATAGAGTAAACATTTACTCACAGTGGTCTAAGCGTAAAGCTATGCCTAAGAAAATGGGTAAGACATTTAAGATTAGTAAGTTCATGCATATGTATGACCGTTCACTCAATGATGCTGAGTTCAATGCAAAAGGTTACCTAAACGGTAGAGATTTGACAGCTGTACAAGCATTACTAAATGCTACTGATGGAACAGGTGCTTCACTTGTTGAGGGTGCTGGTGCGACTAATGAGCGTACACTACAAAAGGTTACTGTAGAAGCTACACTAGCTCGTTATGGTGAGATGATTACATATACTGATGAAGTAGAATTGTTTTCAGAAGATGTTATGCAAGTACGTTATCGTGAAGAGCTTGGTGAATTAGCTAACAGTAGGTTTGAAGATTTAGTTC